AATGAATGAATTTGCCCTATAGAATTAGAAAATAGAGAGGTAAATATATTATGAATAGTGTTCAATTATTGGGAAATCTTGCGCGTGATCCAGAAGTACGTTATACACAAACAGGCCGAGCGGTTGCAACATTCACAGTAGCAGCAAGCAATACATATATTGATAGTGCTACAAACGAAACGAAAGAACAAACGGCGTTCGTAAATTGTGTAGCGTGGGGAAAATTAGGCGAAGCAGTAGGCAACTATAGAAAAGGAAATCGCTTATTTGTAGAGGGCCGAATTCAAACAAGAAGCTATGAAACGCAAGACGGCCAAAAACGGTACGTTACGGAAGTAATTGCAAGTTTTGTAGGTGTATCCGCTTTAAATGATGCGGAAGCTGGCAGCAATTTCGATAATTTTGCAGATGATAAGGGGAACGCTGAAAATATTCCGTTCTAATAGGTGGTAACAATGCTAGTAAAAAATGAAAATGAATGGTGCTGGTGTTTGGGCGAACATGTAGGGTATCCACAGAAAAGCATTAAAGATGCCGTGAAAGATTTTGAGGAAGAATACCCGGCGGAAGAAGTATCACTGATTGGAGTAGGAAACCCTTATTATTATATTCCTACGGTTGATGCAAGTCGTGTAATTGAAGATGTAGCGGAATATGATCTTGACGATGAAATAGCAGAATATTCGGAAGATTATCTACTAAGCGTAAAACAAGAACATATAGCCGAATTACAAGAAGAATTAACAACGGTATTTCGCAAATGGGAAAAACGCCACGGGTACGGCAATACATCTTTTGTAGTGTTTGAAACAATAGACCCTTTTAAATAGGTGAAAGCATGAAATCACCGTGTAAGGGTTGTGAGTATCGGGTGTTAGGCTGCCATAGTACATGCGCGGCCTACATCAAATACAATAATCATCGAATGGAACTAAGGGAAACCCGTGATATTCGGGGCGATGTGTTTGGATATGTAAAAGATAGTAATAACCGCATCAAGCGGCGTATAGGTAAATGTTAGGAAGGTAAAAATGGCATACATAGAAAACTGGCTTGCATTAGGTGCTTGCATATACAGTAGAAAAACCGCAGATGCAGCGCTTGCCGCATTAGGTTTAAGAAAAGCTATCAATAGAAAGCCGATGCGCCCAGATGTTGATGTAAATACATTGATTGCGCTACGTAATGAAGGGTTAGCAATTCGGGAAATCGCGGAAGCGTGCGGCGCATCATATACGCTGGTTAGAAATCGCCTGTTAGCTGCTGGCGTAAGTCTTGAAAGGCGGAAACGATGAAACAAGCATTAATAAAAGGCACTAAAAGCGATGAATGGTATACGCCTATAGAAACGGTTCAAACAATGCTTAATGTATTCCCGCCAAAGGCTGGAGATAAAATTTTATTGCCGTTCGATACAGATAAAAGCAATTTTACAAAAATTGTTACACGCGATTATGATCCATTAGCTATATATGGCATCAATGATTTTTTAACTAAAGATTATGAATTTGATTACTTAATCACTAACCCGCCGTATAGTAACAAAGATGAAATTATAGCGCGGTGTATTGAAACGGGGCGGCCGTGTACACTGGTACTGCCTATAGATGCACTGGGGGGGTACAAAGGCATAAGTTATTTAGCAAGACAAATATAAGCGTATACGTACCAACTAAGCGTATTAAATTTATAAGTGAAACGGGCGAGCATACAAAATCGCCAGCACATCATAGCATTATCGTGCTAATAAATGCGCCTAAGAATGAAATTATTTATGAATATCAAAGGGGAATTGATAAATGAGCGTAAAGGTAGACATGGGGAACGGTAGAGTTTTTACATGTGAGCAACTAGCCAGCGCATTAACGCTGGTTATTGAAAACATGATTTTAAAACCAAAAGTAACGCAAGATAGATTTTTAATTACGCTTGAATACAAATACCATAAGGACGGCAAAACGAAACGATTGCGGCAAGCGCTTTCCAAAATGGTAATGGAAGTATTTAACGGAACAGTTGAAGCGTACATTTACAACGTACGGCAGCAAATAAAGGAAATTATTGTAAAAGGGGAATTATACAATGAAGAATGAGCAAAAATGGTTATTACAAGAAATGTATAACGAAGGTTATCGAGATATTAAGATTGAAGGCGTTTATGCGTTTTTCGTAAATCCTACATTTATCGAAAACGGCGGGAATTTTAAGATACGCGATCATACCCCTAGAATTCCATGCAAGGTGCTGGGGTTAAATCCTAATACCCGTAAATATTCTATTGCATCGCTATTGGGTATTGTGGAATGGGAAAAGGTTCCAGTTGATACGCCAGTTATTGCCAAAACTGCATTTAAAAAAATGAAACTTTATTTTGCTAAATACGAAAATGGGCGTGTACATTGCTTTATGAACGGTCAAACGTCATGGAGCTATCAAGGTGATTTTTTATGGGTGTATCCGGAAAGTGATGTATTGTTGGCGGAAAGGGCATTAAATGAGTGTGATTGATATTACATTAAAAGGCCGTCCAGCAACTAAAAAGAATAGCGGGCGTATTATATCCAGAAACGGAAAGCCTATTATAATACCGTCGGAAGCCTACAAGAATTATGAAGATGCTTGTATGTGGCAACTGGCTGGGAAGAAATTGCATATATCTGGCATCATCGTTGTTGAATGTAAATACTATTTGCCAAATAAAAGAAGCTGGCCGGACTTAATAGGGCTACTACAGGCGACTAGCGATATATTAACAAAAGCGAAAGTTATCGACGATGATAAATGGATATGTTCATATGGTGATAGCTGCATCGCTGGTATTGATAAGGAAAACCCGCGGGCAGAAATCCGGATCATGGATAGAAAAAATAAAGTATTGGAAGCATTATTGAAATGAGGGTAACAAATGGAATTAATAAACAGGATTAAACGCATCTTTGGTTATAAACGATATAATGCGGACGTTATCAAGGTTAAGCGATGCATGCCGGGTGTATTATTGCCAAAAGTTGGCAGCGTAGATGCTGCTGGCATGGATTTTTATCAACCAGAAAGCGTAGTTATAGAACCGCATCAAACGCAATATGTAACGCTAGGCCTAGCAGTGGAAATTCCAAAGGGGTATATGTTAATGCTGGCGCCACGATCTAGCATGAGCAAAACGCCGTTAATTATTCCGAACTCATTCGGGGTGATTGATGCGGACTATAGGGGCGAAATTAAAGCAATCTTGCACAATACCAGCGATACGCCGTATTTAATCCAAAAAGGCGATAGATTAATACAGGGTATTTTGGTACCAGTAGGGGCATTAAAACTGTTAGAGGTTGCGCAATTAACCGAAACGGAACGCGGTTCCGGTGGTATTGGCAGCACAGGTAAATAGCCATGATTAAATTGTTATTTGATGCTGCATTGGTGTTTTCGCTAGTGATAGCGTTAATTAAATTAGTATCAGTATTTACGATGTAGTAGATAAGGGGCAATGTAAACGCCCCTTTGATACGAATAGGCGAAAGGGGAAATGTGTAATGCCTATTATCAATCCGATGTATCTGTACTTGATTGAGGTACTACATAATATTGACGTACTTAATCAAGGATTGTTTATTATACTAACGGTTGTAATATGTGGATTTTGCGCTATATGGCTTGCAGATGCTGAAGTAAGGGAACTATCTAAGCCGCATAAAGGAAAAGTTATTGCGTTATGCATCGCGTTTGTAATTAGCGCATTAATAGCGGTTTTAGTACCTACAAAAGATGCAATGTATAAAATGCTATTGGCGCATTATGTAACAACTGATAATATCCAGCTTGTAAACGATGCAATAAAAGTTAATTTACAGGATTATTTAAACATGTTAGGGGAAACGGTTAAGAATTTACGATAATGAACCATACGGGGGAATAAATGACGGATAAAGAATATAGAGAGATAGGCAAGGAATTCCTAGAACCGATAAAGCTAATATCAATGAAAATTAAATCATTGAAAGAAGATCTAAAGCGTTTACAGTCAGATGTAACGACGATAGGGGCCATTGATTATAGCAAGGAACGGTTAAGCGGTGGCGGAACGCCGGGCGGGTTAGACCGGCAAATTGTACGGCTTGAAAGTAAACGTGATGCCGTAAAAGAAGAAATAGGCGCATTAATTGATGAACGGGAAACGGCGGCGGATATCATCAACAAATGCACCATAGGGAAAACTAATATATTATTAATGCGTGAGTACATCGACGGGGAAAGCGCAAAATATGCTAAAAGTTTTACGGATTTAGAAAAAACGCAATCCAGCGAATTAAAAACACTAGGCCTTATTGAAGTAGGGAAATTTTTACATGAAACGTATTACCCTAGCATATATACTGCTAAAACGGTACAAGTCGGACTACACCGAACTACAACGGAATAATACGGAAACGCGACATATAGTATAATTATATTGTCAAATGATGATTAAAAGGTCATTGGCGTAATTCTCCTATATAGCACAATGCACATGGGGAACTTTGGGCCGTTCCCCTATTGTGTATTGTAAACCGATACCGATAAAAAGAATTCCTTTCAAACATACACGATGCCATTGAGAACAATCCTATCAATATAAATATGTACTTCCAAGCACAACAACAATAAACCTAATTTCATGTGATCCATATCGGTATTGGTTTAGAGTACACATATCAAACATTGAAAACTGGGGCCGTTCGGTTTCCTAGGAACTAGGCCACAGGCCTACGCCGTGGCGAGTGCGGCGGTATGGCTCCGGTTTTGAGTGTTTAATACAACAAAAATGAATAAAATTATAAGAATATGAGGTATATCCACGGCGATATATCTCATTTTTTGTATAAAAGTAACATTTGATTATTGAAAACTGAACATAATGCACATTTTTTTTATTTTAAGAGATATCACCTTTCATAGTTTCCAGTGATCTTTTAGTGCGGCGTGTTCGGTTTTGAGTAATTAAAAAAGCCGCCCTGTGTAGGCGGCCTTTATTTTGTTATTCGTAGTAGTGGCAAGCAATAACTTCGTTTGTGTTATTGTCGATTAATTGCCATTCAAAACCGAAACTCATTGTACTGATGAAATCGGAAGCATCTGTTTTGTTTTCGAATTTCCATGTTTTGTTTGTGTTTACATCTTTAAGTGTTAGCATTTTAAATTCTCCTTTTTGAATACTTGCGTTTTCTGATGTATCTTATGGCTTAATTATACTTGCGTTTTCGCAAGTAGTCAATAGGGAAATTAAAAATTTTTCAAAAAGTTTTCTAAAGGTGGTGAAAAGCTAGTGAATATAATATGTACAAAGTCAAAATGTCTTAATAACAAAGGCGGTAAATGTATAGCCAACGAAATATATTACAACGGATTATGCCAAACATATTGCACTAGCCAACACGCATCTAAGCAACATGCGGGAATATGCCAACGATCACACGGAAGAATGAAAAACAAAGATAACAACATACTACGATAGGGGGTGAAACAATGGCGAAAACTACATATAAAGATTGGGAAGCAGAAGAAAAGATTTTGCTTTTACAAGGCTGGGCGCGCAACGGTTTAACAAATGAACAGATTGCAAGCAATATGGATATTGTTGTTTCTACCTTGTGGGAATGGCGCAAGAAATCACCGAAAATATCAAACGCCTTAAAAATAGGGAAAGACGAAGCAGACATACAAGTTGAAAATGCATTGTATAAAGCAGCGCTTGAAGGAAATACAACGGCTATGATTTTCTGGCTTAAAAATCGACGTTCTAAAGAATGGCGCGATAAAATTCAACAGGAAATTACAACCGAAAGCGCCGTTAAGTTGGTTATTGATAATAACGAATTGAGTGATACAGATGAGTAAAACAAATCTGTTTCGCGATGTGATACGGCCAACACCAAAACAAAAAGAATTTTTAAGGGCAGTTAAGCAAAACATATATACACTATATGGCGGCGCTGCTGGTGGTGGCAAATCGTATATACTCCGCTGGGGTTTGATATGGCTGCTTATTGATTGGTTTATCAAAACAGGAATTAAAGGTATACGCGTTGGATTATTCTGTGAGGATTATCCAAGTCTTGATGATCGTCAAATATCCAAAATCAAAATGGAGTTTCCGGAATGGTTAGGAACCTATAAGGAAAGCAACCATGAATTCACATTAAACGATGAATTAGGCGGCGGCGTGATATGTTTCCGTAATCTTGATAAGCCAAGCAAATACCTTTCCAGCGAATTCGCTGCTATTGCTATTGATGAATTGACTTTGAATAGTCGCGATGTATTCGACTTCTTGCGTATGCGTTTGCGTTGGACTGGTATCACGGATACAAAGTTAATAGCTGCAACAAATCCGGGCGGTAAAGGCCATATGTGGGTAAAAGATTTATTCATTGATAGAAATTTTACGAAAGAAATGCAGCCGTTCGCCGATAAGATAGCATATATCCAAGCAAGGGCAAGCGATAACCCGCATCTATCACAAAGTTATATAGATGCACTTAACACGTTGCCAGAAAAACTACGTAAAGCGTATTTAGACGGCGACTGGAACATATTTGAAGGTCAAGTGTTTACGGAATTCCGTAACGATAAACATGTAATAGAACCGTTTGAAATACCGCATCATTGGCAACGGTATCGTTCAATGGACTGGGGTTATACGAAACCGTATGCAGTTTATTCCGCTGCCGTTGATTATGACGACGTTTTATATATTACTGGTGAGTTTTACGGTTGCAAGCCGGGTATGCCGGATACTGGTACACAGGAAACGGCACGGGAAGTTGCGCAAAAGATAGAACACTTAAAAGACTATCAAGGAGTAGCAGACCCGGCAATATGGCAGCGAACAGGGCATGACGGCCCAACGATTGCGGAAATATTTGCAACAGAGGGCGTTTATTGGGTGCGTGCTGATAATGATAGATTGGCCGGACTTATGCAAGTACATCAACGTTTAAAAGAAGGTAAACTAAAGATATTTAGTAATTGCGTACACTTAATACGCACGTTACCAGCTTTAACCTACGATAAAATCAAAGTCGAAGATGTAGATACAAAGCAAGAAGATCATGCGTATGATGCGGTGCGTTATATGTGTATGGCGCGGCCTGTTAAATCAGTTAAACCAGATAAACCATTTAATGACGGTTATAAATATGTTGATGATAGCGAAGGAGATATAAGCGCATGGGGCGTATGAGTGAAAGGGCGTTGCGTGATTACGCCTTTAAGGTTTTAAAATCGGAATACGGCGAACGCGAAGAGAAGGGCGTTATTATTCCGGCGAAATATACAGATGCACAACTGGCGGAATTCGCAAAAGCAATGCCACAATGGCAATTAGAACAAATGTACGATATGATTTACGGTTCTGAAATGGTGGAATAATGGATATAGAACAAACAACCTTTGATATATACGAAGCAAAACAGAATGTAAAAAATGCATTGGCCGCCACGTCAGAATGGCGCAAGGCTGCTGCCGAAGATTTTGCATTTATGCAAGGTAAGCAATGGCAAGACGGCGATTTAAAGAATATGCGCGAAGCTGGACGGCCAGCAATTACGATTAATAGAATTAGACCGGTTATTAATCTGTTATGCGGTTATGCATCACAAAATGAAACTGAACCGGACTTTTTACCACGTTCCGAAGAAGATGATAGAATAAGCCGCGTTGCTAAGGGTATTACAAAATACTGTTTAGACCGTGCGAACTATCAACGTAATAAGGGCAAATGTTTCCGCGATAAGATTATTTGTGGTTTAGCCAATTACTGGGTATCGTATGAATTTGACTATACGAAGTTAGACGGAACTATTCAAATTGAACGTGTTTCTCCGTTTGATGCTTTCATAGATCCAGAATGTAAAAAGGACGATTTAAGCGATGCGCAATATGTTGGCCGTTATAGTTGGGAAAGTGCTGCCAAGTTAAAGCAAATCTATCCGGAAAAGGTTGACGAAATCAACGCATTAAAAAGCAGATATGACGAAACCGAACAGGAAGCCGGCGTTATTGAAACCGTAGACGGCGAAGCGTTATGGTATAACACGAATTACAATAAAATCCGTGTAGTGCAGTACTGGTATAAAGAATACGGCAAAAAGAACGTATACATGACAAAAGAGGGTTTAATTGATGAAGCTAACCCGTTATTCGTTGTATTAATGGCTACAGGGAAAAAGCCTACTAGCATACCAGATACTAAGATTAGATATGCAACGTTCGCCGATAGTGTTCTATTGGAAGAAGGCGAAAGTCCTTATAAGCATGGTAAATTTCCGTTAGTGCGTGAATATTGTTACTATACCGGCGAATTGGTAGATGATGAACTAGAACCAGCTGGCGTAGTGCGTGATATTAAAGATGCACAAAGGGAATTAAACAAAAACCGAAGCCAACGCATGCACGTTGTAAATCAGCAATCTTTAGGCGTTAAATTCTGGCAAGGTCAGTTAACCGAACAGACTAAGCGCGATATCAAAAATAATAGCACTAAACCGGGCGCGAATATCTGGTTACCGCCGGGCGTATCATTCGTAGACGGCACGCCGGCAATGGATAGCAATATCAATATGGCACTTGAACAACAATCAAGCAATGATTTCTATTCTATCAGCGGTATCACTCCGGAAAGTTTAAGCGGCAGCGTTGGCAGTATGAGCGGCAAGGCAATCGACTTGCGGCAATCTGTTACAACTGTTCAAACGGCTGGTATCTTTGAGCAATCAAAAGAAGCAGAACGCCAAATTGTCAAATTGCTATGGGGTGAGAAAAACGCACCGGGTTTAATTCCGCAATTTTACAACGAAGCCAAAGCAATGCGCATTATGGGCGATGACGGTCAAAAGGAATTTGTACAGATTGCACCGGGTTTAAATCAACCTATGCAAGAACAAGTGTTAACCGATGCATTGGGGCAACCGCAACGCGATGCGGAAGGTAATCCTATTAAGCGAGTACTGTATGATCTATCCGCCTTTGATTTTGATATAGTAATTAGTACAAGCCAAGCAAGCGCAACGGCGCGACGTGCTAACCTTTACCAATTATTGGAAGCTAAGAAATCCGGCGTTGACATTCCTATGGATATTATCCTTGATTTCATGGATTTCCCAGAAAAAGAAACGGTTAAGAAACGCATGCAAGAAGCGGCAGAAAAGCCAGCGTTACCAGAATTGCGCGTAAGTGGTTCGCTTGATGATATGCCAGCGGAAGCATTAAGTATGTATTTACAAACGCTAGGCGTACAGATTTCACCGCAGCAAATCATGGCTGAGCGGTTAGCCTTGAAAGGTAAACAACCAAACATTCAAAATACACCGCAAATTATGCCGCCTATGAACGATTTAGGCACTATGTAATATAAACTATCAAGACAATATTAAACGCTCCGTAATGGGGCGTTTTTTATATTATTTTCGCCCTAAGTAATGGCGTTAAAAGGCTTGCTTATACATTATCG